TCCGTCGGAAGGCCACGCGCCTCCAACTCTGCTTTGAGCTCTGCAGGAGACAAGTTGCGCTTGGTGACAGTGACGTTCTGTTGCAACGGGGCTTCAGGGTCACCGGACACTTGGTTCTTGTCCTTCCAACCGAACTGGTTCTGCATCGCGAACTTCCAAGCGACAGCGTTGCCGTTGGCTCCAGTCATCATATTCCGGCCAACGGTTTCATGCCAGTGTTCAGCAAGCATCTTGCACGCCTCAACGGTGTTCTGAAATTCCTCGCTGTCTTGCAGCAAAGTCTCGAACGCCGTGTGGCCTATACCGAGCAAAACCTTGAGCGTGACGTTGCTCGCTCCGCCCTGCGCGGCTTGTTTCATGATGTCCTGCCAGCCTTTTGGCAAGTCTTCGATGGTGGTACGAGGACGACCAACCGGATTCGGCTGTACGAACCTCTGTCTCGGCTTGTTGCTTTTCCTCGGCTTCTTCTGTTCGGTCATTTCTGACTCCATATTGGTTCAATTTTGAATTCTGCTCCAAGGGGCACGCCACGGCAATCGTCCATTCCTGCCGGTGCTTGGTATTGGCTTCCCCTCAAAGTCTAAAACTAATTTATATTACGTCTCTAACCTTAATATACGAGGATCTTAGGTTAGGGTATAGCGCAATAACCAAGCACTTTTTCGGAGGCGACGGCGTGCCCATTTATCGTTCAAGTGCATGTTTTAGCTCAAGTTTCCCGATTCTGGCCGATCCACGCTTGGAGTATACAAATACAAAGCAGTCTCCAAACTTCCAGCGTCCGTCCTTGGACTTTTCATTCATGAATTTCTCGTATCCGAGCCTGTCCATAGCCGCTCGAAAATTGCATTTCAGAACCTCTTTTCCGAGGTTCGTCTCTGCATTATTGTCGATCAAAAAGTGGATGCATTCGCTGTCTACATAATCAGGCCATTCAAGTTCGTCCATCGCCCTTCGGAAGTGGTTGTCGATTCTGTCGCACCAATTGCGCTTGTCGGCGACAACTTCTTCCGGCTTGCGCCGCTTGATCTTGTCCCTGAGTCTCTCATCGAACGGGTCAAACATCAGAACGGCTCCTGCGACACTTTCTCAACAGGATTCAAACCGATCGGCGTTCCAACCCTTGCGTACACAGTTTGTCCCTTGCCGTTGATCATCCAGCGTCCGTCCTTGCGTTCAGGATTCTGGTAGGCAAAGTAATCCAACCTTCCGATTGAGTTTGGCAATTTGCGCTTCACATCAACGTCCTTCTCTCCGTCCGCAACTGCCTTTGTGACCAACCAGTCTTGGCGAACGAACTGCGGATTGCCCAAGCTGTCCAGGATGTCGCTGAGCCAATGGTCTCCCGTCATCCCACCTGCCACAACGGTCTTGTGAGCCGTCGTCTTGCGTTGGCCGTTGCTGGCCGAGAAGTTGCTCAAATCACGCTCATGCAAGTAGGCCGCAATGTGGTTCTGTCCGCCAGCGAGGAACCAATCCCACAGGTCTGAAAAGTACTGGCGACGTTTGTTCTCATCCACCAGATCCATCTCAGCCATTGTTGCCGCTTCGATCACGTCGTAGCGCCGGTCGTCTGGCGGGATGTAGATGCCGCTAGCCAAGTGGTTGGAGGTGATGATCACACCGCAGTACATTCGCACACTGAACTTCTGGCCGTACTTCGGGTTGATCTGGCAGACGTCCGGCGAACCGGCAATCAGCACCTTGGTGCGCTCGTTGAACGCCCACTTGCTCATTTCATGCAGGTTGGCGGCTTCGCTGATCCGCACGAGTGTTGAGGCGGCAAACTCGTTGAACTGTGTCTCGAAGGCTGAAGGATCGATGTTCGATACATTCCACACACCGATGGCCGGGCAGCAGAATTCAACAGCTGTGTCTTTCCCAACGCCTTGACCGCCTGCGATCAGCAACGCGAACCGGGGCTTCTCTTCCGGCTTCTGTACACGATGAGCCATGTAGTTCAGGAACTGGTCGGCGTCACCGGGCTTGTTGAAGATTCTGGTCACGTGATCCACGAAGGGTTGCGCCAGCCGAGCGTCGCCGAGTTCGATGGTTGGCTTCCGATACGTATTGAACATGGCGGCACCGGGCACCTGGACGATTTCCCCGTTACGGCAGTCGTGCCCCTTGAGATAGTCCTCGTCGATGGCGGGATCGCACGTCATGGAGGTTGTCAGCTGATTCATCTTCAGCCATTCGCTGGCCTTCACGATCTTGCCGTTCTCATTCACCGGGCTGACGGCGGCATCCACTGCTGCTGCGATCCAATAGCTGATGGTCGGACGGTATATGTAGTTGTTCCCTGGACCATAGTAGACAAAGTTGCCCAGAGGCACCTCGCCGCTCTTTGGAGCCCAGCCGTTGTCTAGCGCGGCCTTCACGATGGTTCCCATGGTCAGCTGGGATTCAGAAACTTCTTGGCTGAGCTCGTGAAACGCCTGATGCATGATCTCTTGGTGATTTCTTCCTTTCTTGCCGCCGGCCTTGTCTGCCCATTCGACATACACTTGCCAAGCTTCATCAACACGTTTGAATTCACGCCCAAGGATGATTCCGAAGTGACGCCACATGTCACGGTCGTCTGACGGAACGGCTTCAAGCATCGACCTGACCTGCTCGATCGTATATTTGCCGCGATACATGTCATCCTTGCGAGGACGGCCACGACTCTCTTTGCGCTTGCTCAGGTGAGCAGGAAGATTGGCCATTGGATCTTCATTCAGCCAAGCATAGGTTCCGCCGGATCGATGGCGGCTTGGTGGAGCAACGACATATCCGCCGTCATTTCTGCAGTCTATTCCCTTTCCCAACACGTTCGATGCTGTTTTCAGAGCAGAGTTGTATTTGAAGAACACATGCATCCCGCCAGACCCTGTTTGCGCCATCAAGGTCACAGGTTCGCCGTGGTCTTTGATTGCTTCCGCCCAAGATTCAGCACCGAATTTCCCGTCTCCAATGTCGATGTCGATCACGGTGATGCCGGATATCTCGCCTGTGACGATCGCCAAATTGGATCGTGGAGCCGAAGCGCCGAACCATTGTTCTACTTTCTCAAGATCACGACTGGCTTCTTTCAAGCCACGAGCAACTCGGGGGTGCTTGCCTTGATCCGTGCAGGTCTTGGACCCACAAGTGCAATGCCCTTCGTCATCGATCGAATGCAGAGGGAACACAAACCACCCTCTGTTTACATATTGTTTTGCTGCTTCAAGAATTTGACTCTCAAACATTTTCTGTCCTTTGTTTTGCCCAGCGATTTCTTGCGGCTTCAGACATATTTCTCTTTGCTTCGTCAGATCTTCCGCGCCCCTTTAGTGCTTTGCTTATCTTCTCTTTGGTTTCTGCTGAGGTTTCTTTCCCTTTGTGAGACAGAAGAAGGATTTCTTTTTGGGATTCTGTCATCTTTCTCCCTTTGTTCGCTTTTGACAGAGCGTGTTTGTGTTCTTCGCTCATGGTTCGGCCCTCCCAATATTTCTTGTGTGATTCTGACATCTTGGCTTTTGTTTCGTCAGACAGTTTCTTCCCTGCCATATGAGCAGAACCTTTTCTTCCTTTCAGCTTCCGTCCGACCCTTGCTGCTATTTCCGGGTCTTTCATCGGAGAAATTTGCCCTCCTTCGAGCATGTTGTATCCTCCCGGATGCAAAGTTCCGTACGCCTTGATGGCTCGGATCTCGGCGGCAGGCAGATCATCCTCTTCTAACACAGCCAAAGTGATCAAGGTTGGCTCACCGTACTTCGCCCAAGCCCTTGCCAGCAGAGCGCATTTCTTCTGGCTCCTTGCTCCTCTCCTGTGGCCTTTGAATCGTTCGGCAGCATTCTTCGTCGTTATTCCGATGTAGGATTTGCCGTTTGGAAAGTCCAACTTGTAAAGTTCGCCCATTCACTTCTCCCCTTTTGCAAAAAGAAAGGGCGCACAGCCGAAGCCGCACGCCCTTGTTTATTGACTACTGAGCCGTGCGGTTAGAAGCGTTCGTCGCCACCGGCATCGCCGCCAGCTTCAGCAGCTGCAGGCGGAGGAGCAACTTCAACTGCACCGGAAGCCACTTGCGCATGGAAGTCCTTCGCACGACCGTAGAGCTCACCATCTTCGATGAAGCCAACCCGGCTGATGTCGAGACCCCACCAGCTGCCCTTGCTGTTTTCTTCCTTGATCGGCTTGAGCTTGTAGATCGAGGAGAAGGAAGGCGGGTTGAAGCGACGGCCATTGGCTTCCATCTCGACGCCTTGGATCAGGCTCATCCAACGCTTGGACTTCTTGATCTGGGTCGAGGAGAGCGAGATCAGCGCCGGTTGCCAGCCGCCGGAAGCGTTCTTGGCCAGCACGAAGTGATTGCGGGTGTCGCTGAGGTGATCGTAGAGCGGCAAGCCCTTCGGATCGAAGGCCGGAGCGCCTTCAGGCACATCCATCAGATAGACACCGTTGAGCAACTTCAGGCCGGGCAGAGCGCCGGTTTCGACTTCGATCGGATTGAACTCACCCTTGTAGCCGCCACCAGAGGAACGGGGCGACCAGCGCAGGAAGCGACGTTGGTAGGCGCAAGGCACGACCAGAACTTCGTCGTACAGTTCGTTGGTGATGGTGTTGATGAACTTGCCGGGCTTTGCGCCTTCGACCGTTTCCAGCTGAGGCGAGAGACCTTGCAGCATGGTGATGAATGGGATTGCGAAGGACGACTTGTCAGCGCCTTCCATACCGAGACCGGCGTCAGCCGCGAAGTCCAACGGGAAGCCAACAGCAGTGTTCTTGACTTCGGCGACAGCGGTGTTTTGTTCTTTCTTAGCCATGATGATATTTCCTTTTCAGTTTTGAGAGAGTGAATTACTTGTTGCTGATCTTTGCCGCCCAAACCGGGCGAGCACCGAACAGGTCGAGCGGGATGTCGTTGCCTTGGGAGATCTGCTCCTTCAGGAACGCCTTGAGGGTTTGAGCATGAACGCTCTCGTCGAAAGACGCTTGCAGGCCGCGACCGCTGAGTTCGCTGTATAGTTCCAGCGCCTTGTCCTGATCGCCCTTGCCGAAGCTGGCATCGACCTCAACCTTGATGAGACCGCCGAAGCCGTTGTCGTTCAGCCAACGGTACGCCGCTTGCTTGTTGGCAGCGGGGATGGAGGCATAGACCTCCTGTTGGACTTTCAGCTTTTGGCCGGTGTCCAGCACCAAGGATTCGAGGCCGAGTTCCTGCATGGCCGAGGGGATGGTCTCCTCCCGGATGAGGCGCTCGCGTTCCTTGGCATCTTTCAACGCCTGTTCAGCGTCCTTTGTTGCCGATTCCGCGTCGAGCAATGCCCGAGCCAGAGCCGACATTTCATTGAGTGTAATCATGTTTCGTGATTCCTTTTAAGTTGATTAGTTAATTGACAAGCTTCACCCTCACAGGCGCATACCTTCCCATGTTGCGATCCCAACGCAGGACTGTGAATGCGCCTTTCCTGCCGAGAATGGCAAATGCAGTCGCCATCACAACAGGGTCTCCCATGGCTATGATGCAATCTCCTGCTTCACAGTCATAGTCACTCAGCTGATCAGACAATTGCTTCACCAGATCAGCCGTCGCGAAAAATGACGCCCTTGGAGGCATCATCACCGTGACCTCTCCAAACTCGCTCGCAGTTGAAACATTGACAGAAGGCACGAATGCTTTTGTGTCAGGGTCTCTCCTGTGAGGAATTTGTGTAACAAAAACCTTTGGCATTTCAAACTCCAGTTTTAAGTTGCGTCCAGTTATTATCTTCGAAAAACGTCGCTGGCGGCAACTATTTTCGCATCTAAAAATAAATTGCGCAAGCCCTATATTTAGGGCATAATATAACGAACAACTTAAATGGAATGAACATGGGACATCTGTACAAGCTGGATTTCGCCAACGGCAAGTCCTACATCGGGATCACGACCAAGGATTCCGCACGGCGATTCGGCAATCACAGGGCGAACGCTCGCAAGGGTGTCTCAACTCCTTTATATAAGGCGTGGCGCAAGCATGGCGAACCAACCTTGACCACTTTGGCTGTGTTAGAAGATGACGATCTTGCTCAAGCCGAGATCCGCGCCATCAAGGTGTACGGAACTTTGCTTCCGGCAGGTTACAACACACTGGAAGGAGGACAGATTTCTCCTATGGGGTTGCATTCAGCAAGGCAGAAAGTTTCATCTGCTCAGAAAGCAGTGTGGTGCGACGAAGAATACAGGAAAAGGATTTTGTCTGCCAGAACAGGAAAGAAGCGCTCTGAAGAATCATGCAGGCGGATGTCAGAGTCGAAGAAAAGATATTATGAACAACTGAGAAAGGAACAAGCATGAAGATCGTTGGAGCTGGTCTCGCAGGGTTGATAGCAGGTTGTGTTTTTCAAACATCGAAGATCGTAGAGGCCGGGGCTGAAGGTTCTTCGCAGCACAAGGCTGTGTTGCGGTTTCGCTCGTCTGCGGTTGGAGACGCGGTTGGAATAGACTTCCGTCGTGTTCGTGTAAACAAGGGTGTTTGGTTTGAAGGCAAGTTCGTTCAGCCGTCAATCCAGCTGGCCAATTTCTATTCCAAGAAGGTAATAGGGAAATTGGCTGACAGGAGCATTTGGAATCTTGATCCAGCAGACAGATTCATCGCTCCGGAAGACTTCATCGGCCAACTGGTCGAGCGTTGTTATGGAAGGATCCAATGGAATCATCCTGTTTCAAAAGATGAACTTGTTGGGTCAGACGAGCCGATCATCAGCACGATGCCGATGCCTTCGTTGGTGAAAATCCTTGGAATTCAAGATGCGCCAGAATTCAAGTTCGCACCAATCGTCGTGCGGCGTTGGAGAATTCCTGGGGCTGACGTCTTTCAAAGTGTTTATTTCCCAGATCCGAAAACGAGCCTGTACAGAGTCAGCATCACAGGCGACCTTCTGATCGCCGAATATGTTGATGAAGCAGACGACTACGACTTCTTCCCTGCCTTTGGCATTCAGAACGCAGACTGCGAGCCGATCGAAAAGGTCAAGCAAGGCTTCGGCAAGATCGCCAAGATAGACGACAACTGGCGCAAGAATTTCATCCTTCAGATGACCAATCAACACAGGATTTTCTCGCTTGGGCGCTTCGGAACGTTCAGAAATATTTTGCTCGATGATGTTTTGCAGGATGTTGCTGTTCTGAAAAAGCTAATGAATACAAGCAGTTACGAGAGGTTGCGCCATCACGCAAAATAGTTGTTGCCTTTGTCTGAAAACTTCAGGCAGAATAGCGTCACGGTCATTCAAGACCGGGACAACTTAAATTGGAGTGAATCATGAAAACCATCAATGTTGAAACTGCCGCCACCAAGGATCTGGTAGCCTTCTACAACGCCAACGCTGCTCATTTTGGCAAGAAGGTCGTGACCAAGTTTGCTGATCGCGCCACTGCTGAACTGCGCGTTCGCCAGATGGTTGCTGACCTCGAAGCTGAAGAGTCCGTCAAGAACAAAACCGCAGCTGTGAAGACCGACGAGCGCAAGGGTGCTGACCGTCGTCACGAACCGGCCAAGATCGTCGTTCCGCAAGCAGAGAAGAAGTCCTATGACTACGCTGTGGATGGTTGCCCGACCTGCAAGGCGACCGAAGACCAAACTGCTGCCGGTCTGGACGGAACCAAGGCCGGTGACGAGCGCAACTTCTGCCACCACTGCGGAACCGAATACTGGCGCGACACAGGCAAGATCTACAAGGCTCCTGCCGTCAGCACCACCCGCAGCAAGGGCATCAGCGAATCCTGGAACAACCCTGAAGTCGCCGCCAAGCGCGCACAGCGCCACAACGTCAAGGTCGTGCTCGACGGCAAGGAAGTTGGCATCTACCGCTCCACATTGGACGCCTTCAAGAAGCTCAATCTGCCGCAATCCAGCCACATCAAGTTCCGCATGGCGCTGAAGGCCGAAGGCAAGAAGGAATACAAGTCCGGCGACAAGACCTACAAATTCTCCTTGGTCGAGCAGAAGGAACTGTCGCTCAAGTAATCGCAGCACAGGGAGGTTCGCCTCCCCATTCACACCACCACTTAGAAAGGATTTGAAATGGCACACGAAATCGACATGAGCAACGGCAAGGCCAACATGGCCTACGTTGGTTCCGTTCCTTGGCACGGCCTTGGTCGTCAGCTGACCGAAGATGCTGACCTCGCCACTTGGCGTGTTGAAGCAGGCATGGACTGGAACGTCGGCGAGTCCGACCTGATCTACAAGGGCAAGGATAACACCCAGCTGTTCTTCCCTGATCGCAAGGTTCTGTTCCGCAGCGACAACAGCGCCGCTCTCGGCGTCGTCTCCAATGAATACAAGATCGTCCATCCGGGCGAGGTGATGGAGTTCTTCCGTGACCTGATCGCAGACCAAGGATTCAAGATGGAGACAGCCGGTTGCCTGTTCGGCGGTCGCAAGTTCTGGGCGCTGGCTCGCACCGGGGAAGCCGTTCGCATCATGGGCCAGGACGAGATCAAGCCCTACCTCCTGATGGCGTCATCGTGCGACGGCTCCATGGCCACGGCGGTGCATCTGACCTCCGTCCGCGTCGTCTGCAACAACACGTTGCGCATGTCCATCGGCGCTGATGCCAACAAGGCACGTATCCGTGTTCCTCATTCTGCCAACTTCGAAGCCGAAAGCGTCAAGCAACAGCTTGGTCTGGTCGCCGGGGCTTGGGAGAACTTCATCGGCAACATCAACCTGCTCGCCAAGTTCAAGATCGACCGTGACCTCGCCATCCAGACCATTGCGGACGAGCTCAAGGCCGAATGGAAGAACAAGGAAGGCGGAGACATGGAGCAAGGCGAGATGCTGGAAGCCTCTTCCGTCCTGCGTCGCATCATCCAACTCTACGATGGTGCCAGCCTTGGCAACGACTACCGCTCCAGCAAGGGAACTGCTTGGGGCTTGGTCAATGCCGTGACGCAATACTTCGACCACGAATCCGGTGGCAAGGGCGACAAGAGCCGGGCATTCGAACGCGCCCACCTCACCGACCGCGCCAAGTTCAAAACCAGCGTCGCCGACAAGCTGTTGGCTCTGGCTGCGTAAGGAGCAATCAAAATGCCAAGACCAACGGGCGCAAAGAACAAGAAGCCTTATCCCGAGACGAAGCACAAGAACTTCTATTGGAAGATCGTTGATGCTCGTTGGTCTTCTGAACTCGCCGCGTTCAAGCGCATGCATGACCGAGTTCGTGACGGCAAGTCTCCGTCCATCCAATGGCCTAGAAGCCTTGAAGGTTTTGTTGGCTTCTTGAAAGAGATCGGGCCGATTCCGTTCGATCTTGAAAAGCCGAGTGTTGGTCGGATCAAGCATGCGATCGGTTACGAAGAAGGAAATGTCATGTGGGAAGAGCACCGTGAAAACAGCATCAAACGGAAAGGAACACGATATGAAAGTTAGTCTGATAGATCACACCCAGAACGCCGAAGACGTTCTTCTTTTCACCAAACAGACCCGCCTCACGATGAGTCCGGGATTGATGGACGAGATCAAGAATTGGCCACAAGAAAAGAAGTTGGCCGAACTTGAATACATGGCCAACACGATCCCTTCCAGCTGGGAGTTTGTTTCGTACACATTCCTCGTCGAAGGTGTCAGCCGCGCCTACACTCATCAGCAGGTTCGCACCCGAGCCGCTAGCTACGCTCAGCAAACGATGCGCGTGCTCGACATGGGTGAGTTTGATTATGTCTACACCGAGCGCAACCTCGAAAACAAGGTGGCTCGCGCCTCCATCGATCTGCTGCTGGACGAGATCAAGAAGACCTACAAGTTCCTGATCGACATCGGCCAAGCGCCGGAAGACGCTCGTGGTATCCTTCCGACGAACATCGCCACCAACATCGTCTGCAAGTTCAACCTGCGCACGTTCGTCGATCTGGCCAAGAGCCGCACCGGAGGTCGCACGCAGTCTGAATACCAGAAGGTGATCAACGGCATGGTCAATGAGGTCTTGCGCGTTCATCCTTGGGCTGAGAAGTTTCTGTTTCAGCAAGGCCGGGATTACTTCGCCGAGATCGAAGCGTTCGCCCAGCGTGAGTACGGAGGCAACCTGCTGAAGAAGGGCGAGTTGCTGAAGATCGTAGACAAGATGCGGAAGGGATGATCATGGCCAGCAATCACGGATGCTGTGCCGACAAGGCATGCAATGAAGAAACCTGCATGGAATTGCCGCAAGGCAAAACCTGCGGCGACTGCGTTCATGAACGGCGCTGCTGCATGATTTTCGGCCACAAGCCGGAAGACACTTATTGCGACTGGTTTCCTCGTCGCTTCCACGAGAAGGAGAAACAGCAATGAAAGCAATCCTCATCGCTTTGCTGCTCTTGCCGACTGTCGCTCTGGCCTACGACTGCAGCGCCGTGAAGGACAAGAACGAGCGTGAGCTCTGCAAGGCAACGCAATCCAAGAGCCGCAACCAGTGTTCGGCCATCGGCTCCTACGACCAACGCCAGACCTGCCGGGTCAAGCTTGGCGACACGCCTGCGGTTTGCAACACCGTCGGCAACAGCTGGGAACGCGCCAAGTGCAAGGAGGCAGGCCGCAAATGATCAATACCGTCAGGCGCATGCTCTACCGGCTGGCTTCGATCCTCGGAGACGTCAATGCTGTCAGCCGTGGGCCGAAGGCCATCGCCAAGCGAGTCGTGCGCAAGGCGGCAACTCGTGAATCAATGAAACTTTTAGGGAGACTTTTCAAGTGAGCATCATCATTCTGGATCTTGACAACTGCATCGCCAACGACGAGTGGCGCATCAAGGAAATCGACTGGGAGCAGGACAACCCGACCGCTCGTTACCACAACTACCACGGCCTTGCAGCCTTCGACGAGCCGGGCAACACCGATCTCTTCAACTGCTTGGTGCCGCACGACATCGTGGTCTTCACCGCTCGTCCGAAGTTCTACGGTGCGCCGACTGCCGAATGGCTCAAGCGCAACGGCATCAACTTCAGCCTGCTGTTCATGCGCGACAACAACGACCACACTCACAGCAAGGAATTGAAGCGCCGGTTCCTCGTAGAGTTGATTCAGGGCATGGGTGTGGATCCCGGCAAGATCGTCTGCGCCTATGACGACCGTGACGACGTTGTCGAGATGTACAAGAAGCTTGGCATCCCTGCCGAGGTTCGCAAGATCCACGACACCTGCGCCTACACTGCGCCCAGCAAGATTCTTCTCACCCACCAGGAGCAATAATGAGCAACGAAGAAAAACCGTCCTGCTTCAACCAGTACATTCAAGGCCAGACGGTTGCAGAACGTGACTGTTTCCATTGCAAGGAAATGCGCAGCTGCGCTGCCAACAGTGTGGCCGATGGCCCAGTCCAGAAGCAGTTCGCCAAGCCTGTCGGCGGTTTCAAGAAGGACGCCGGGTTCATCCTGGACGAGATGGCCGACACCTTCCGCCAGCGCAACGCAGTGTATGGCGACAACTACAAGATGGTCGGCAAGCTGATGGCGGTTCTCTTCCCCAACGGCGTGCCGAAGGAGGTTCTGCACAGCGACCAGTTCCATCTGTTCGAGTTGAAGCTGGTCAAGCTTTCCCGCTTCGCCATCAGCAACCTGACGCACCAAGACAGCATCCACGACGATGGCGTGTACAGCGCAATGATCGAGGCAATCGTTATTGAACAACAAGGAGAGCAAGCATGAGCAGCATTCTGGTAACTGGCAGCAGCAACGGCCTTGGCTTGGCAATCGTCAAAGCCCTTCGTGACGCAGGTCACAATGTGTACGAATACGACATCAAGGACGGCAAAGACGTTCTCAACCCGAGCAGCGAGACGATTGAACTTGTCGAGTCCTGCGGTGGTCTGGACGTCCTGATCAACTGCGCCGGTGTCAATGGCATCGACATGTTGGAGGACGTTTCCGACGGCCTCTGGGATCGTGTCGTGAATACCAATGCCAAGGGCATCATGAAGATGTCGCAGGCCTTCTTGCCGGTGCTGATCGAAAGCAAAGGCACCATCCTCAACATCGTCAGCAACGCTGCCCACATGCCGATGACTTCGTCGATCTGCTACAACGCCTCCAAGGGCGCTGCGCTCATCATGACGAAGCAGATGGCGCGTGAGCTCACCCGGCGTCACGGCATCACCGTGTTTTCCGTCAGCCCCAACAAGCTGCGCGACACCGAGATGAGCCGCCATATCGACGCCGAAGTCGTGCGCACTCGTGGCTGGACGATCGAAGAGGCGCAACGCTATCAACTCGCTGGCCTGTTGGCTGGTGAAGAAACCGATCCTAAGCAGGTGGCCGAGTTCATCGCGTTCCTCCTGCAGGACAAGGCGCACCACAAGGCGCTGACTGGCTGCGACATTCCGTACGGCCTGTAATTTCACAACTCAGAAAGGGCTCAAAATGAAACTCAAGAAAATCCAAGCCGATCGTCTCACGCAGATCGCCAACGCCTCTGGAGGCCAGATCCAGTTCAAGACTGTAGACAACAATGTCGTCAGCATCATGTTCCCTGGACCATTCGGCCCGGTGTTCGTTGAAGTCGGATCGTACAATGTGTCTGTGAATGAGCTGGCAACCAAGAAGCTGTTCAAGCTTGGCTTCTTCAAACAAGTCGCAGACGAAAAGATCTTCATCGAGAAGGAGTTCTCCAGCGAAGATGAGCGCGAATCGTACATCTCCCAGTACCTTTTCGATGTTGAGCGCGACGAATTGTCGATCAACGACATCGAAGTGCAAGACATCTAACCAACCAAGAAGGAAACAGCCATGAAATTCATCATCGAACAGATCGCCATTTGCCCACGCGACCCGGTTGCCGCCAAGAAGCTGTTGGCTGAGATCGGCGCTGCCGAGTTTGCCGAAGACCACGTTGTCGCCAATGGCCGTGTCTATGGTCAGGAAGGCCGCAACGAAGCCGATCTCAGCTTCAACTACGACATCTTCGCTGGCAAGGAATTCGAAGTGTTGCATTACACCGAAGGCAACAACTGGATGCTGCATCCGGAGCGCCTCAACAGCGTCAGCCACCTCGGCATGCATTGTTCCGCAGACGAACTGGTCAAGTGGCGTGCGTTCTTCGCCGATCGCGGCATCTACGTGGCGCAGGAAGTATTCACCGAGTCGCACACCAATCCCGTCATTGCCGGCCAACGCTGGTACAACTACGTGATCTACGACACCAAGGCAATTTTGGGCACAGACCTCAAATTCATTGTTCGCTTGCCTGAGCAAAACAAGGGCTGATGAAATGGGCTGTCTTTACAAGCTGACCTTCTCGAACGGAAAGTCGTACATCGGTTACACAACCAAGTCGATGAGCCGTCGTGTGAAAGAGCATGTGAAGACAGCCAAGCTCGGAGGACATCTGCTCGTCCACAAGGCTCTAAGGAAATTCGAATTTTCATTCAAGGCAGAAGAGATCTTCCAGTCCGACATTGAGCAAGAGTTGCTTGACGAAGAAGTTGTTGCGATAGCGAAACACAACACCCTTGCTCCTGGCGGCTACAACCTGACGACAGGCGGAGAGAAATGCTACACTCTTTCTGACGAATCGAAGGCGAAGATCTCGAACAGCATGCTTGGAACGAAACGCCGGATCGGAAAGAGACATTCGCAAGAGGCCAAAGAATTGATGCGCAAAGCAAAGGTCGGCAAGGCGCTGTCTTCAGAGCAAAAGCTAAACATGTCTATGGCAGCTGCGCTGCTTTGGGCGAAGAAACAAGACAGAGAATTCTGCGAAATCAGGAGCCACAAATGAAAGCAGTGATTTTTGACACAGAGACGACAGGCCTGTTGCTACCGTCGTCTGCGCCGTTGGAGAAGCAACCGCGCATCATCGAACTTGGCATCGTCGTCGTGATCGACGGCAAACTGGCAAGCGAACACAACTGGCTGATCAACCCGGAAATGGAGATCAGCGCCGAGATCACCAAGATCACCGGCATCACCAACGAGGATCTGGTTGGCAAACCTTTGTTCCGCCAGCTGTTGGGTGAGATCGAAGATGTGTTTGGCGGTTCCGATTACGGCTTCGCCCACAATGCTCCGTTCGACGTTGGCATGCTGAGCAACGAACTGGCTCGTTGCGGTCGCACCGGATTCCCTTGGCCTGCGAACACCATCTGCACGGCTCAGGAATTCACACCTCTGATGGGCAAGCGTCCTCGCCTCATCCATCTCTACGAGAAGATCATGGGTCGTCCTCTGGCTCAGACTCACCGGGCGCTCGACGACGCAATGGCCGTCTTCGAAGTGTTGGAGAAGTATCGGTTCTTTGATTCTCTCGACGATGGCAAGGCGCAAACCGCGTAAGGGTGAGCATGTCTGCACCTGTAGCGCTTACCGATTCCCGCATCGGTTCAGTGGCGGCAGGTGCAGCGGCTATTTTCTTGTCGCTGAACAGTGGGAGAACCACTATGGAACTGGCGACTGCACACACTGCAATGCATTGAACAAGACGGAAGACATTCCGTACTGCGAAGTCTATGAAGGTCAGGAGCGAATCTGTGAGTGTCCTGCTTGGCAAGAGTTCGTGCATTACAACGAGATAAAGGTCTACAAATGAGATTGAAAATATCGTCCGTTTCAAAGTTTTTGCAGCGAGTCTCCTTTGGAAAAAAGGACGCCTGCTGGAATTGGAATCATTCAAAAGACAGAGATGGCTACGGAACAATATACATTGACGGAAGAATGTGGAGAGCGAACAGGGCGGCATGGCTGATCTTCAAGGGTGAAGATCCTGGCACACTTTGCGTTTGTCACCGCTGCGACAACAAGGCTTGTGTCAATCCAAACCATTTGTTTCTCGGAACAGACAAAGACAACAACGCAGACAGGAAAGCCAAAGGAGGTTACGACCACATGCTTGGTGACGGAAACCCAAGGAGGAAGAAATGATTCAGCTCAGAGTGAGAACAGAAGGTTCATTTGGCCAGACCTTTGCTCCGATAGAAAGAGTTGTCGAGCGTCTCAAGGCGATTGGCTGTACCGCTGCCGGGATCGTCGATGTCAATTCCACTTGGTTTCATGTGGCTTGGTTCAAGGCTTGCAAGGCTGCTGGCATCCAGCCGATCCTCGGCGTTGAAGTCTGCGTGACCGACGACGACACAACCCACAGGATGTGGTTTCTAGCCAAGAACAAGGAAGGCTTGGGTGAGTTGTACCGCTTCACCTCGAAAAGCCACCAGCAGACCATAGCGACCAAGAGCGGCAGCATTCCGCGCCTCTATCGCAAAGACGTTCTGGCGATGAGCGAAAATATCCTGAAATTCGCCGGAGATCTGACCGACGGAGAGTTTCTGCTGGAGGCCGGAGCGTTCATCGACCTGAACCCGGCGAGCCGCATCCTCAACTCCAAGAAGCTGGCCATCGCCTCCAAGCATGGGTTGCAGCTGGTCAGCACCTCTGACAATGCATTCTCGTCGCCGGAAGACAAGGAAGTGTTCGAGTTGATCTCCAGAGCCGGTCTGAAGCAGACGCCGCAATTCCTGCTTGAGACGCTCGACCATCAGGATGTGGCTCAGGCGATTGCCGACACATGCAATGGTCTGGAACTTCCTGTCGCACCAATGGTTCGTGCAGAAGGAAGCCTCGAACAGATCTGCCGTGACGGCATCAAGTTTCGCAAGATGGAAGACAGCTGGACGCAGGAATACGAAGACCGGCTGCAGTACGAGTTGGAGTTGATCCGGTCGAAAGACTTCGAGAGCTACTTCATCATCGTGGCTGACATGGTTCATTACGCCAAGCAACACATGCTCGTTGGTCCGAGTCGCGGTTCAGCCGCTGGCTCGTTGGTCTGCTACGTCTCCCGCATCACCGAGATCGACCCGATCCCGCCAAAGCTCTACTTCGAACGCTTCATCGACGTCAGCCGGACTGACTTGCCCGATATCGACCTCGACTTCCCCGACAACAAGCGCCACATGGTGTTTGAATACATGGCGGACAAATACGGCATCAACAATGTTGCCCACATCGGCACCATCGGCCAGTTCAGGCCGAAGTCGGCGTTGATCCAAGTCTGCAAGGCGCTCAACATCCCGCCTGCGGCGACCGCTGCTGTGAAGGTGGCGATGATCGAACGTTCGTCGGCAGACTCACGCGCCAACAACTGCTTGCTGGACACTCTGCAGACCACGGCACCGGGCAAGGCGTTCATTGAACAATACCCGCAGGCCATGAGCGCCTCGTTGATCGAAGGCCACGCAGCGCAGACCGGAGTCCATGCCGCTGGCTTGCTGGTCTGCAACGACGAGATCACCAACTACGCAACGGTGGATGCCAACGGCATCGCCCACATCGAGAAGGGCGCAGCTGAAACCCTTGGCCTGCTGAAGATCGACGTTCTCGGTCTGCGAACCCTTGGTGTGTTGGAAGACAGCGGCACAGACATCGACTGGTACAATCTTCCGTTCGACGACCCGGCCACCTACGAGGTTTTCAACCAAGGTCGTCTTTGTGGCATCTTCCAGTTCGAGGGGAACGCCCTGCGTGCCATCAGTCGCGACATAAAGTTCGAGACCATCGTTGAGATCGATGCTGTGACGGCGCTGGCTCGTCCTGGTCCATTCGGCGGTGGCGTGACCGAGAAGTACGTGAAGCGCAAGAACGGCGAAGCCTACACCCCGATCCATCCGCTGGTGGAAGCCCACATGAGCGAGACCTACGGCTTGCCTGTCTATCAGGAACAGACGTTGGCAATCGTCCGGGAGATCGGCAAGTTCGACTGGAAGGAAACATCCACCATCCGCAAGGCCATGTCCAAGCGCATGGGCAAGGAGTTCTTCGACACCTACTGGGAAAAGTTCCTCAAGGGTGCAACCAGCCAAGGCATCGGAGAGAAGGAAGCAAGGGCGACTTGGGAGACCATCAACGCCATGGGCGCTTGGCAGATGAACAAGGCTCACACCTTCAGCTACGCCGTGATCAGCTATTGGACGGCCTACCTCAAGGCTCACTTTCCGCTGGAGTTCGCTGCCGCCAACCTGCGCAACGCCAAGGACGAGGACAGCGCCGTTGAGCTCCTGCGCGAAATGGTGCGGGAAGGCATCGAGTACGTTCCGTTCGACATCGAGAAGTCCGCACTCAACTGGTCTGTGCGGGAAGGCAAGCTCTATGGCGGTTTTGTTGCTCTGAAAGGCATCGGCGAGAGCAAGGCGGCAAAGCTTATCGCCGCTCGTGAGGCCGGAAAGCTCACCGACAAGCAGCGCGATGAAGTCGCAAAGGCTGAGAATGTCTTCGCCGACATCTTCCCGTTCAGCACCAAGTACCCGCACCTCTACGACAACCCAACAGACAATGGCGTCGCTGGTGACGTGTTGAAGATCATCGATCTGGAAGGCATACCGCACAAGCAACAGCGTGTGTTTCTTGGAGAGCTCATCTACAAGAACGCTCGCAACTCCAACGAGGAGGTCAATGTCAAAAAACGTGGAGGCAAGATGGAGACCGGGCCATTGGAGTTCATCGACGTTCGCTTGCGTGATGACACAGGCACGATCGGCGGTCGCATTGGCCGGTTCGACTTCGAGCGGATTGGACGGGAGTTGCTGGAGTCGGTTCCTGTCGGCGCTCACCTGATGATCAGGGCTGAGTTCTACAACGACATCCGATACGCCTTCATCAAGAAGTATAAAATCCTTTGGAGGCCGTGATGGGAACCTTGTATAAGCTCGACTTCGCCAACGGCAAGTCGTACATTGGGATCACGACCAAATCGATGAACACCCGCTTCAAACACCACGCTGCCGATGTGAACAGAGGATCGGAATATGCCGTTCATAATGCATGGCGAAAATACGGCGAACCGAAGTTGTTGGTGCTTGCTGTCGTTGAGGACAAGGACTTGGCAGAGACAGAGATCCGCGCCATCAAGGCGTTCAACACATTGACTCCGAATGGATATAACATGACGCCTGGAGGAGAGAATTCTCCAATGTTGGTTCCTGAGATCAAGGCGAAGCTGGTCGGCATAAAGCGGTCTGACGAGACGAAAGCCAAGCTGAGCGCAGCAAAGAAAGGATCAATGAGCGACAGCCACATAAAGTTGCTGAAGGGCATTCACGCCGGCAACAGCTACAGGCTCGGAAAGCCGCGTCCAGACATGCGCGGAGACAACAATCCGATGCGAGACCCGGAGAAGGTTGCCAAGTGCATCGCTGCGAGAAAGGCAAATCGTGGCTGAGAGTGTCGATTATCGCGCCTTCAAGCGCAACGTGGTGGAACCGCTCGACCGGCTGGATCGGATCGAGAACTGCATGGTGCTTGGCATGCCAGACACCAACTACTGCGGTGACAGCAAGGAATGTTGGATCGAATTCAAGTCTCCAAAGGAGCCGATCCGAACAACGACCAAGCTGTTCGGATCGAATCACAAGCTTTCGATCGAGCAGCGCAATTGGATGCTGCGCCAACGCAACGCTGGAGGCAGAGCATTCGTCCTCATCGTGACCGACAAGCGGTGGCTGTTGCTCGACGGCATCCACGCCGACCGCATCAACGACATGACTGTGCCTGAGCTGATCGAATCTTCGCTCTGGCATGCTGTCAAACCAATCAGGAGCAAAGAGCAATGGAAACAATGCAGAACAATACTGACCCGCTAGCCGGAAAGTTCAAGACCAAGCCCTACAACCACCAATTGGAGTGTTTGAACAAGTTCGGACGCAAGCCTGCGTTCGCCTTGCTGGCTGAGATGGGAACGGGAAAGACCTGGATCATCATCAACAACATCGCAGACCTCTGGTCCAGCGGAGACTGCGACGGCGTGATTGTCTTCGCACCCAACGGCGTGCATACGAACTGGACGCGGCTGGAGTTGCCGAAACACATGCCGGACTGGGTTCGCTACAAGGCTGCGCCGTGGGTTTCTGGCGGCAACAAGCGTGAGACAGCTGAGATCGAGTCGCTCTACGACAATGCCGGTGACGGAACGCTTCGTGTCCTGACGATGAACTGGGAGTCTCTGCAACACAAGAGCGGTGTCAAGGCTGCAGAGCGGTTCGCCAACTGCTTCCGCCGGTTGATGATCGTGTGTGACGAGTCGGACGCTGCCAAGAATCCCAAGGCCGAACGCACCAAGGCGTTGATGAAGCTCAAGAAGTTCAGCCACTGGCGTCGCATTATGTCTGGAACGCCGATCAACAATGCGCCGTTCGACGCCTTCAGCCAGTTCAGCTTCCTCGACGAGAACATCCTCGGAACGACCAGCTACTACGCATTCAAGGCTGAGTATTCCGAGTTGCTCAAAGAGAACCACCACCTCATCCAACACATCGTCAAGAACAAGGTGAAGATGAGCGACTACGACAAGCAGGAGTTGGCCAAGGAGATCGGAGAGTTGCATCGCATGCTTGCGGCCAATGGCCGGGAGGAATTGCTGCTGGCCATGAGCAACGTCGTTGAAGCGCATGAGTCGCAGGCCTACGAGAAGATCGTTGATGGTCTGGCGCATCTTCGCTCTCTGTTTTCACCGACTCCCAGCAAGCGCAAGTTCGACGCCCTTCGGCTCATCGCCACGGTCGAGTCACGCATCGGCCAATACATGCAGAAGTTGAGCGCAGCATTCAACCCCAACCGTCTTCCGCAGATCGTAGACAAGGACAAGAACGGCAGGCCGAAATACCGCAACCTCGACAAGTTGAGTGCGCTCATCGCACCCCACTCGTTCCGCGTGCTCAAGAAGGACTGCTTGGATCTGCCGGACAAGATCTACAAGACGTTGTTCTTCAGCATGACCAAGGAGCAGATCGAGATCTACAAGAAGGCAGAGGACGAATGTCGATTGGTCTTCCAAGGTCAGGAGACTCCGTTCAACAAGCTGGTTGCCGTCACCAAGCTGGCGCAGATCACCTCTGGCTATTACATTCACCCGTTGTCTGACGAGCCAGTCCGCATCCCCGGCGAGAATCCCAAGTTGGATCTGCTCGTCGAGCGTGTTCAGGCAATCATCGAACAAGGAGAAAAGGTCATCGTATGGGCACGCTACCGTGCTGAGATCGAGGACATCGCTCGCCGAATGGCCGAGGCCGGGATCAAGTCGGTCGAATACCATGGCGGTGTGAAGAAGAGCGACCGTGTTGATGCCATCGAGGCATTCCAGAATGGCGACGCAGATGTGTTCATCGGCAACCAGCAGGCCGGTGGAACGGGCATCACGCTCATTGCGGCCAGCTACGTGATCTACTTCAGCAACAACTTCAGCTTGCGTGACCGGCTGCAGTCCGAGGATCGAGCGCACCGCATCGGCCAGACCAAGAATGTGACGTACATCAACATCGCTGCCAAGGGAACGATCGACGAAGCTGTCATTGGCGCTCTGCTAAACAAGAAGGACATTGCGGACACAATCATCGACAAGGGTCTTGCCTTGTTCAAATGATTCAGGCAAAATCAGGTGGCGTTCGTTTGAACGCTACAACTTAGAAAGGGAACGACATGAACAGAACCACAATCGGAATCGCCTTGGTGATCCTGCTTGCTGCCGGTTTAACCGGACACTTTGAGTACGATGACGAGCAGGTCGAACAAGACCAATATTGCCACATGGTCGGCATCTGGAAGGCCGATGCCAAGGCTGGAATTCCCAAAGAACGTCGCAACGGCTGGCCTCCATTCAAAGGCGACAAATTCTGCCAATCTTCGGGAGACAACAGATGAGCAGGAAGTGGCAGGAGCGATTTTTATCGCTGGCTCAGGCCGTTGCTCAGTGGTCGAAAGACCCCACAACCAAGGTGGGAGCCGTCGCAGTAGCGCCAACCAAGGCAATTCTTGAGACAGGGTTCAACGGCTTACCACGAGGCGTGCAGGATCTGCCAGAGAGAATGGAGCGTCCAGCCAAATATCTATGGACGGCGCACGCAGAAGAGAACCTTGTGGCCCATGCCGCACGAAAGGTGTTGGAAGGTTCTACGGTGCATGTGACTCATTTATGTTGCAACGCCTGCGCTCGAATGTTGATCAACGCAGGCGTTGCAGAGGTCGTTGTTGGCGACGGTCAAACGAGCATGCCGGTGGAGCAGTTTGAAGCGGCCATCACCATGTTCGAAGAGGCCGGGGTCAAGCTCACGATGTTTTCTTCGTGAATTTGTCCAGAGAGCGGAACCCAAGGTAGGCAGCGGCTGGCGCGATGATGACCATTGCGAGATCCCAGCTGGCTCCTACCTTGAACACCTCTGCAGCCTTCAGACCTTCGAACGCAATCACATAGAACATCGTTGCGTACCAAGACTGCCGCGCCATCATCGGTCTGGTGTGGCGGACATATTCGTCTTCTGCCTTGTCGCCACCACGGATCGTTTCCTGCTGCTGCTCGTGAGCCGCTTGCTCGTCCTTCAGACGCATCTCTTCCATCGAGCGGATGTGCTCACGGATCGAGGCTTCTTCCTGCACGGCCAATTCCCGCAGCTTCAGAACCGTCGCAGGGTCGGTTTGCAAAGCGGCGAGCGCCTTGGCAGGATCGTTGCTTCCTGTTGCGCTTCCGACCAGAGCCACGCCAGCCGCAACTGCGCCGGGGATATTGCCGGTCAGCAACGATCCGACCAGAGCCGCGCCAGAGCCTGCATTTTCCTTCAGCCAACTTCCAACGTCAGACCAATTCATCACACCACCTCCTTGCCAGATTGAACTTGTGCCAACGTCAAGCCGCCACGGTATTGCATGTGGGCTGTTTCCTTCAGCTTGCCTGACCAACGACCGGCCCATTCGAGACCGACACTTTCACCGATCACGCCGCATTTGGCGTACAGGCTGCTGTCGCCCCACTGAGGCTTGCCTCCGACCATCGGAACGAAGTCGAATGCAGAGCCGAAGTTGTGCCAGCTTTCGCCGCCACGAGCATTGGTCACGATCTTGCCCGGCTTGGTGCGGCCTTGCTTGTGCAACTCGTCCTGCTCTGCCTTGTCGCGCAAGGTGCAGTAGATCAACACATCGATGCCGGCTTCTTCGCACGCCTGCAGAAATGCCTCGGCCTTCTTGCGTGTCGGCTCGTTCAGATCTTCCAACTTGCGGCTGCTCATGTCAGCCTCCGTGAGAGATTTTGGAAACGATGCCAGCCCACAGCGCGGCAAGCATCGCAGTGACCAGAACGCCGATGATCGTCAGCATTCCTTTGTCCGCAGCGCGGCGCATTGATGCTCCGAAGCGCAGGTTCTCACGAAACTCCTCCACCTCTTTGGGAACGTCAATGTCCACACCAAGAATGGCGAATACCTTTTTGACAGCTTCGTCTGCAGCCTCTTTTACATGAGGGCAATATTCAGGAGGGACAACACATTGTTTTTCTTCAGCCACAGAAGTCTCCTCTATTTCGGGGCCAAAGGCCAATTGATTGATGTCGGGAATCCGGCTTGCGACGTCAAGTCTCGCAAACTTTTGCGATACGCCATCCATTCGTTTTTTTGCTCCTGTGTCAACGGGGTGTCAGGCAAAACAGCCCAATCGCTGGCCGCCAATTTCGCGTTGCGCTCGATGCGCACCTTTCCCGATGTGCTCTCGTCGGACGGAGGCAAATGGTCAGAGGGAACCGGCCGACCTTTGGCGTCAATCGCAATGCGCGGAGAAGCAAGCAATTTTTGGTAAAGCTCTTTCGAGACTTCAACCGCGTCCGTGATTCCGTCCGCCTTTTCAAAAAAGCCCTTGCGTGAAGCTGAATAAAACATATCCCCTCCTATGAAGTGAAGCCGACCATTTTTGTTTGGCCAGCGTAACCGAAATTGTCCCAATAAACATTCTGGGCCTTGGCGTTGCTCAAGTTCGCGCCGGTTCCGCAAAATGCAATGTGCGGGTTGTTCCCCGCAGTTGCCCGCACGATACCGGATCGAACAAGGACGTTTGATGCAACGGAACTTTCGGCAGCAATCTTCATGCCGTAGGTTGTTCTGTATTGATCGTTTGAATACATTTGCAACGAGTCAAAGACCATGTTTTTGATGCCGTAGCATTGAAGATGAATGCCGACATTATTTTCAAAAGTAACATTGCGGCCAGTCACGTCGGAACCAAGGCCCGACCCGCCCTCAATGTAAAGGCCACGATTATTATTCAGCACGAATGCAACTTGTTCCATGCTGAATTGCTGGCCGCGCCAATACATGCCGCCACCAATGGTTGTTTGCAGATTGCCGCAACCTTGAATTAAGACATTGCGGAATGCGAGAAAGGACAACTCATTCACTCCTGGCGTGACTTCACCAAAAACGCCCCACTTCCCGCAATTGTCTATTCTCACCTGTTCAAGAGAAATATTATTTGAAGCATCGGCGTCGCCAAACAGAGTCGGAAAGCAAAGCCCGTGGTCGGTCTTGCCTTCAATTTGAAGCCCGTTAAGTTGGTAATTGAAGCACGACGCCAGCTTCGGTCCGGAGCCAATCCCCTTAAACGTAAAGCCTTCAATTATCCCGTGTCGTTGGAATTTGTAAGGCGCGGAAGTGGCGCAAATGAAGTCGAACCCACCGTGCTCATTGATGATGTTGGTTTTATCAGCACCTTGACCGACGATAATCAGTCCGGGAGTGAATGTGTTGGCGGAATCGGTGATATAGTTGATTGGCGCGGACATGCGCAAATCGCCAGCATAATCACATTCAAGCGCGACATTGTTCACCTTCGCGTAATCGAACGCCAATTGAAAAATAGGCGCATCGTTACCGGCGCCAAGTGTTCCAAAGTCTGATATTTTTTTCATTTTCAATTACCCCAAGCGATATAGTAAGCCGTTGCCGCCTGTGCGACCCCTGCATTTGTGGCACAGGCAACAGAGCACTGCGAAGTCGAAATTAACGTCGAGCAAAATACGTCTATGTTTGCAACAGCGGAACCCAAGTCCTGTAAAGAAATTCCAAGAGGCTGGGTCGGGAAAGTAAGCGGAAAAGTGATTGTCGCAAGACCAGAGCCGTTCGTCGTGACGGTTCCCCATTGCACCACCCAACCTGCGAACCAAGTTGGGAACTTTATGTATCCGTTTGCTCCAAAAAAATATGTGAATCCGGCTGCGGCAGCAAGCGTCGTCATTGCATTGCGAATCCAACTCGTGCTTGCTGGGTTGCTGCTGTTGTCCGCAATGGTCGGGTCATTTCCGATGGTGACTGTAGAAACGCCTGTTGCCGGATTGAGCAAAACATATTTGTCAAGGGTCGAGTCAAATTGAAGAACAAGCCAATGCCCAGCGCCTGCTATGTCTCCAGCAACAAGAGCCTTGTTGCTGCCCTTGACGATGGTCTTTGCTGTCACGCCATCAGCAGCCAGTGTTGGCGTTGTAGTCAAATTCGCCAAAGACGCGCGAACAACAAGGGTGCTTCCGTTTGACAACCAAGTGTCTGCGTTTGGAGTGAAGTCTGCAGTCAATGCGTCTGCAGTTCCTCCGGAGGAAGCTGTCGGAACGCCAATTGAGCGAACTGCTTTTTCCATCCATGACGCGATGTTCGAAACGCTTGCTGTATCGACAATGTTGTTGGTCTGATTGTCCGCAACGAATTTTGCCAAAGAAGCAGCAATCAGACTTGCCTGACGAAGAACTTTATTCACCAACTTGGAACGAGCGACACCCGGTTGGTTTCCGATCAAACGCTGTGCGTCAGCAGAATATTCTGCTTGCGTAAGCAGATTGGTTCCTGTGTCGTCCTCAGCGAATGGAAGAATTTCGTTAGTTGCCATTTCATTTCTCCTATGCAGGAATCAATTCTTGAGCCCATTGACCGTGATCCCAACCGGCCATGGCTGATGTTTCAGACACATCGAAAGCGAACAAAGACCCTTCTGACGGAGCGACTGCGTAGTAATTGATTCGCACGCCTTCCGGTTTTAGTGGGATGTATCCGTTAGTCAGAAGGGCTTGATCAACGATCGAAAGCGGCTGACCAGCAATGCCGACGACCATCGACATGTCTTGGTTGTCCTGAATCAGCAAGAACGTATTCGTGCCGAAAGCAGAATCCCAGACCTCATAGGCCTGCGGGATTGATCCGCGCCAGTTATTGGCTGCGACCTTGGACTTGAGAAGAAGACGATAAGCGTCATCCGGAAGATCAACGAGGCCACTCTCCGGGTCGTAGACGTCCTTCCAAATTCCAGACTCCCAACCGTCATTTGCCAGATCGTCCCAAGCAAAATAGACACCAACCAATGGTGTGTCGATGCGGCGAGACCGGCCAACCCACTCACCGACAACGTCCAACTGCACGCCAACTGCTGTGTCAATGTCGAATTCCGTGATCAGACTGTTCAACACCTCTTGGATCCGCGCAAACGGCGAAACTCCGACAGCAACCGTGGCTTCGAACTTCGGCTTGTCGGAGTGGGCCGATGTGATCAGCGAGAGGTATTCTTCAGTCGTCATGTCACGATCACCGTAACATCAACGGCAGGATTGCAGAATGCAACCTCGTTGAACGCCAACACAATGTTGCTGGTTCCGAACGCGCCTGCATTCTTCTTGATGCGGATCTGCGTCAGATCGAACGTCGAGCCAGCAGCGTTCCCCGGCAGGTTGGCAGGCACATACAGCTTGGTGATCAGAACGTCGTCTCCGATCTCCAGATTGTTGAGCAACTCTGCCACAGCCGCAGCGATGAGCGCAGCGAAGCCTGTCGTGTATCCTTGCAGAGCGTCGATCGTCACCTCAACGCCGATGGTCGCAACCGTCGGACGGAAGAAGTTGATGTCGTTCGGCAGACCATACTTGTCGTAGGTCGTGACGGTCGTGGTGCCGTAGGTCGGCGAGCCGGGTGTCTTCTTGACGGCGATTGCTTCGCCGATCGCTTGAGCGTCTCCGCCTTCAACAATGACAGCCATCGAATGCGCCGGGATGCCGTTCGCGTCCGTCGCTCCTGTGTCGTTTTCGTAGCCACGGAAGCGGCTGACACCGGCCAAAGAAGCAACAGCACCAACAATGCCTTCGAGAACAGAAAGAGACGGCAGAGCCGTTGAAGTCGTCTGGCGCTTGCGCAGTTCTGCGTCGGACTCAACCGGGTTTCCTTCGACAGCAGCCAGCGGGTTATTGACGGTCTGCCAACCGAGCGTCGGCGTTGCGATCTTGGTGATGGTGTTCGCTGCGGCAGTCTTTGCGCCGATCTCTGCGGCAGTTGCGGTGACCGTGATCGAACCGCCAACCGGCACGACAACGGATGCTGGCAGGTTCCACTTCTGGGTGAGCGAGTCTTCCGCCTGACCATTCACGATGGTCGTTCCGGGCTGACCAACGATGAGCAGATCGACTTGCGAGTAGGAAGCAATCAGACGACGAATGCCGTTGATCTTCACGTTGCGGCTGAGAGCGTCCTTCTGAGCGGACAGAGGCGAGAAGCTGTTGTAGGTCGCCTGAGCAACCTGCAGCGTGTCAAAGATCGCCAAGGCTTGAACGGCAATCCACTGGCCGTCCTGAGAGTCTGCTTCCAGATACACATCATTGCCGTAGATCGTTCTGTACTCGCTCTTCAGAAAGTCGAGAACGGTCGGGTAATCCGGCGTGTGGAAGCCTGTAGCATCAATGTAAACAAGATCGGCAATCGCCATCACAAGACTCCTTGAACAACAACCTCACCATACTCGGTGCTGATTGTCGCGTTGATCGTCGCCTTGCGTTCGTCAGGATCGAAAATCATCTCGAACGAGTCGATGCTGGTTACACCTTGTGTCTCAAGGATGCGCGAACGGATGGCGGGTTCCACGCTGGCGGTCGTGTTCTTTCCGAGCGCGGCCTGCTGATATGGCGTGCCTTCGGTCTGGTCGATGAACCACTCGCCAAGCCACAATTTCAAACGGGTAATGACGGCCTGCGCAACAGTTTCAGGCGTGTTGCGGAGAAAGTCGGCTTGTTGAGAGCCGAACGTCATATCTCCATCGTCACTTAACCTGCGATACCGCATCGAGTCGCCTCCATTTTCCGACAATTATGCTCTGAAAACGACCGCCAGACAACATCAATTCGGAACTGCTGTGTTTCCGCCACCGGGCTGAACACCACCGTGTGTGTGTGTTCCGTCAATCTTCTTGCCAAGACTGGTTATCGATCCGTTGGTGTGGATCAAGTTTCCAGACACATTGAATGTTCCTGTCCCTCCAGAGCCTGCTGTGTTTATGTTTCCGTTCATATTGATGGTCGGCGCTGTCATGTTCAGGACTGTTCCGCCGTTCAGATTGATAGTCGGCGCTTCGATGTCGATCTGAGAGACCGCAACCAGTCTTGCCTTGCCGTCAGGTGTGATCTCAAGGAATGTCGTTCCATCTTCGTCGCGCAACTGAACATTTGCGTTGCTGACACCATTCAGTTTTTTCGGCTGGCTGGTCGGAGCCAAGATGGCGAATCCATCGCTGAGGTCGTGCATACGAACCTCGGCCTGCGCACCAACGCCTCCTGATTGCCACCAACTGTCGATGCATCGAGAAGCGAACACAACAAGAACTTCATCACCGACATTGACGGGGAAAGTCAATGCAAACCCGCCAGCGCGAGGCCAGCAGACCGGAACATCAACCAACACAGGAAGATTGACGGACTGCGATGAGCCATCAGCAGAACTCACGCTTCCTTGGATCGTTGGTTGTACAGAAACAGTTTGCTTGTCGAGATCGACGCCGGAAACGACACCAGGAAGAGCCGTCCAGATTTGAGATTGGAAGTCCTCAAGCGCCATGCGCAGAGATTCTTCAGGGTCGTCTAGCCGTTCTCGCCTATCCATTTTTCTTCACCTGTTTTCCTGGAGGTTGCGTCGCGTCGATGTCGAGGCAGACAAGGTCGCAATACCAGTCGTTGCCGCGTGTGTCGCCTGAATATTCAACGGTCAGCAGTCGGTAAAAGCCGTCATGACGAATGGTCGCAGGCTTGTTGGCTTGCGCGTCCTTCTTGGTGTCTGGCAGCTTTGCCTCTGTGATGTCCTTCTCGTCGATCTGAACCTTGCCTCCAACCTTCAACATCGGGTTGAGCAGGCAACGCGCCTTGATGCCGTCGTTCGTTTGCTCTGGCGTTCCGACGAGGCCTGTCTTGCTGTTGAGCACGACCGCTTGGTTTGGCAGGACACCTGTCAAAGCCACGAACTGGATCTTGCCGTCCTGGATTGACCACGATGTGTTGGATGCCGCTGCAGACTGACGAAGATAATCGCGAGCCATGCCGTACATAACCTTGCCTCTTGGAAGCTTGGCGGAGCCTGTGTCGTCGATGTGGCCCTTCTGCACGCCCTTCCCTGACATCGGCGCTGCAGCTGCGTTGATCTGGTCAGACTGCTTTGCGCCAGCCGCCAAGGTCGTGTTCACAACAGCGAAGTTGTAGGCGTTGTCGCCATCGGCAGCAGCGATGTCGAGATAGGTGTCCGTTCCGTTCTCTCGGCCGAAGCGAACCTGCTTCAAGTTGCCTGCGAATATGATGCCATAGTTGCTTTCGTACCCGGCCTGCAGAGTGATGCTGCTGAACTCTTTGCGGATTCGGTTGGCTGTCTCTTCAGACACATTGTAAATGCGGATCTCGGCTGTGTTCGGAGACTGGGCGTCTGCCTTCTTGATTGCGAACTTGATGCGAAGACTGGAAAGGTCAAGTCCTTCACCCTTGTCTGTCGCGAGGATCAGGTTGCATCGGCGAATGTATTGAAGCTGATCCATCACACATCAACCAAATAGTACAGATTGGCTTCCTGACCAAGATTCTCCAGGGTCGGCGGAGCGAACTCGTCACCGTCCGTGTACACGATCAACTGGCCAGGAATGCCGATGTATTCGTGCTGGGCGAGCAGATCCACACCGCTCACCAATGGAAGCGAAAGGACCATAGGTTCGTTGGTCGCCTCGTCGTAGAAGTCCAGCACCCAAGCTGGCATCTCTCCGTTCCAACGGCTAACGACGATCAACGAGAGACCGGCCAGTTCGATCGCGAACCGTTGCGGAACATTCGTCAGAGGGATCTTGAATAGTTGTTCAGCCATGGTCAGCCTGCCAATGCCTTGAGGGCGCTCTTTTTCTTAGGTTCAGCAGGCTGCGCCTTCTTCTGGCCTGCATTTTCCGTAGCGCCGGTTTTGCCGGGTGTCTTTTGCTTCTTGCGTTCTGGAACAGAGACGACCTCGAGAGAGGTGATGAACACCTCCTGTAGCGTCGCATTGATGCTCAACACGAATTCCGTGCGCACGTCGTTGGTCTGTCCTAGCGACTTGAACAACATGTTCTTGTAGCTGCGCTTGCCTGTGACAACATCGAACGGCTCCCGGCTGGCCTGCAGCTGGCGCATCTTCTCGTAGGTCTCAGCCAGAGGTGCATCTTCGTCGCTGAACACGATCTTCACATTGACCGTGGCAGGCTTCATGTAGGCGTGATCAGTGATCGCAGAGCCTTGTTGAACGGGATGCTGCGTGATCTCAAGTTCGTCCGTCGCAATCTCTTCGATCGTCAAGGTTGCGTTGAAAGGCCCGATCGATCTGCGAGGAACGATCGTTGCCGGGATGGGAGGTTCGGTCAGGCTCATCTTGCCGCACCCTTCATGTTGCGTGCCATGTCGGCATTGACCCGGCCTTGCTGCCCGGCCACTTCCTTGGCTGTGGTTGTTGGATCGCTAGACCCCTGCACGACGATCTGTGTCTGCTGGCTCACGCTTTGCTGGCTCCCTGCCACTGCTGCAGCCGCTTGAGGGGAAGGTGTGAGCGCTGGCTTTTGAGCGGCTCCTGCGCTTCCTCCACCGCCAAACACACTTGCGATTGCTCCTGCAAAGTTGCCCAGCGACTCGCCAACACTCTTGATCACACCCCATGCGTTCTGGAAAATGCCGATGATGCTATTGACCAACTCACCAACGGCGAACCAAGCCTGCGAGAAGTCGCCTGTCAGAAGGCTGACAACAAGGTCGATCGCAGCGTAGATTGCGGTGAAGGCGTTGCCGATCAGATCGCGCAGGAAGGTGATCGCCTCAATCGCAGAGTTGATGCCCGGTTCCCAAGCACCCCAGTCGATCAGGCTTTCTCCGCCTTCTTTCCACGTCATGAAATCGTCGTAGAGAAGCAGGAGCGCCGTAGCCAGCGACAAGACCATCCCTATTGGTGTGGCTAGGAAGGCTACGTTAAGGTATTTCCACGCAGCGGCAATCCCAAGGACGCCAAGAATAACCATCTGTGTGGTGGAGTCCAGCTTGCCAAACCAGCTGATAATGCCGGTGACGACATCAGACACCACGCCGAACACGCGCATGAACAGAATTATGAACGCTTCTGCGCCGCGCATGATGAAGTCGATCACCATCATGATCGCGTTGCGGATCGCCTCGAAGTTGTCCATCAGCTTCCGGCGGAACTGCTCGATCTGCGCTCTGAACTGTTCTATTCCGGCACGCATCTTCGGCATCAGCTTCACGCCGATCGACTCGTACAGCTTCTCGAAGACCAACTTGACCTTGTTGAACTCGATGGTGAGTGCTCGCCAGCTGGACATGAACGCCTTGGATTCGGCAACGGCTTCGCTCAGGTCGAATCCTGCGGCCTTGTCGATGTCGTTCAGATCCTGACGCAGTTGCGCTAGGTCTGCATTGAACAACTTCATCAGCGCCGGGTCGAGGCCGAGACGCTCCATGACCCGGATCGCTTTGCCTTTCTCCATGTCCTTGAGCTTGAGAGCAAGGTCGTCCATCACTTCGGTCGTCGGCTTCATCTTGCCGTTGGCGTCAGTGACCTTGATGCCTAGCTCCTCGAACACCATCTTCGCACGGCCCATTCCGAGAGCGGTGTCTGCGATTGCTTGGTCGAGCGCCTTGAGCGAACCGATGGACTGTTCTTTGCTCAGACCGAGAACACCGGCCATGTCTGCGAATTCATCAACAGCTTCGGTGGTCGTGCGGAACCGAGTCGCCAGCTTGTCCAGCTGATCGTACTCGTCTGCGATGTCTTGAACAGCAGCGAAAACCGCTGTGGCAGCGGCAACCGTAGCAGCGCCAAGCGCCATCACCTTGAGAGAGGCGGAGCCGACTGCAGAGGAGAACTTGTTCAGCCCTGCCTCATCGATCTCGAATCCAAGACCGACCAGAAACTCCTTGATCACATCACCGCTCACTTGTTGGCCTCTCTGTATCTCAACTCGTTTTCATCCTGAACATCCAGCGCATCATTCATCAAGGCGATGTCTGCGAGACCAAGCGTGCAATCGATCAAACTCTCATACTTGCATAGTCCTCGCAGAACAGGCCGGAGAAGCCAATCCTCCCCATCGGGAAGCGAAACCCACCTTACTGGCCTGTCACTTTCAGGGCTGCTTCTTTCAAATCCGAGGGGAGAGCGTTGAAAAAACCGGACATATTGAAAGACAAAGCCTTCCAAGCCAGCTTCAGCATCGTCGTCATCGTGATGTCGTCGTACATCAGCTGCTCACCAGTCGTCACCGGCCCCCAACCAAGACCTTGATCCTGCTTCCGCACAATCGCCTTGAGGAGACCGAAGATGACGTAGTCAGCATCAGCGTCCGACAAGCGGCTGATGGCGTTGGCAATCGGAGGAAGGGCTTCAACCGCAGCTTTTGCGGTCTTGGCCTTCTTCGCTTCGTCATCGGCTTCCGTTGCAGGAGCGGTGATCCGCCCTTGCAACGCGCCTGCCAACTCGCCAAGCACCGGAGCCAAGCGACGAACGATGTGGAACTGCGCCCGAGCGTCGATCTTGCCAACGCGATAGGTGCGACCTTCCAGTTCGAATTCCATCGCTTAGATCTCCGGAGTGCCGACACCCAGGATCTGGGTCGTCTTGACAGCGTCGAAAGTCCATTCGTTCAGACCGCCTTCCTTGGCGTAGTTGATCGCAGGACGCTTCTTAAACGCCACCTGCGTCAGAACGATGGAGTCACCACGCACCACATCGCGAACGGTGATCACGTTCTTGCCGTGAGTCAGGCTGGACTTGGTCTGCAGGTTGTACATCAGCTGCAGCTGCGCATTGACCGGCGAGGTCTTGAGCAGACGAACGGTCACGGTGCTGGCTTCGTTGGCTGCCAGCGAATGCATGCCGGAACCGTCAGCGCCGATGGTCATCGTGTTCTTGTCGGCCACAGCCTCGATGGTGATGCCTTCTTCAGCCACCGCAGCGCCAGCCGCAAGGTTGATGGAACCGCCAACGCCGACAATCGCGGCGACAACGTCTTGGAAAGAATAGGTTGCCATGTTTCAGTTCTCCTTAGCGATTCACATCGACGATGCAGTCGAGTTCATGGATCGCACCGGCCAGCTTGAGTGCAATTTGCAGAGGCGGTGCGATGCGTTGTTCGCGGATGGACTGGTCTTGCGCAGCCATCGGCGGGGTGTAGATGTAGAAACCTTGGTCCAGATAGTCGCCACGAGCCAGCTGGCCGAAGCCGTCAGCATTCCACTGACCCGGAGCAACCAGCCCGTTGTTGATCGCTTCCTGGCAAACGCTGGAGGCCACATTGACCAGCTGGTTCTGACCGTCGTCGGTCTGCGGGATCTTGGTCTTGCTCTGGTAGAGCAAGTTGTATTCCGCAGTCTGCAGAGCGTCTGTAAACCAGTCGAGGCCGTGAATTTCGTCGAAGTAGGCTTGGCCGGACATCACACCGTATTGGATGATGGTCGTGTCGTTCATGTACTGCACGAATACGTTGCAGCGCTTGGCCTTGAGCGTCTGAGCTTGGGTCTCGGTCAGGTTCTCGGCCACGATGCCCGGCTCCTGCTTGTACATCAGCGTGATTGTGGAGCGGTTGGCGTTGAAATTCACCGAGAAGGCGCGGCCCATCAACGAGCAAATGGCGTACTTGTTGGCGCTGAACTGCACGCAGGTTCGCTTGTAGGCGAGAGCCTTGAAGCGGCTGGCCAGATCGGTCGTGTAGGAAGCGTCCAGGACACGAGTGTCGATCTCGGTCACGCCGAAGATGCGGCTGATCGAAGCGCCTTCGATGAAGGCTGCGACGGCTTCCAGTTGGTCGTCGGTCGGCATGGTCGCAGCGGCGAAGGACAGACCGTACCACTGACCAGACTGGTTGGCCAGAGCAACAGCGCATTCGACCGGCGTCTCAGCAGCAAAGCCGGGAACCGGAACCAGAGCCGTTGCAGCGGTCAGCTTCAGCATCGTGGAGATGTCGGTGCCAGAGCCGGTCTCCGAAGCGTAGCCGACAACCGAGGTGACGCCAGTGGTCGAACTGGTCAGGACAAAGCGCGAGCCGTCCCAAGCAATCGTTGCGCCAGCCAGGGATGCGTTGATCACGCTGGCCACGCCATTCAGGTTGGTTTGGCCGGAGAAGTCCAGCGCGGAAAGCGTCTTCAAAACGCCATCCACGGTGATCTTGAACGAGCCGGTGGTGATCGCAGTCCAGAGCGACATCACCTGTTGAGCCGTGGTCAGGATGCCGCCTTCGATCAAGCCAGAGGTTGCCGTGCGCAACCAACGACCGATCATCAGGTTCTGAGGCCGGGGCGACTGACCGAAGTAGAGCACAGCAGCAAGATACTCAGGGGCGCTGGTGCCGAAGTCACCGGCAACCGATTCCAGATCCACATAGGCGCGGATGCGTTCGACGCCGTCGATGACATTGGAATCGCCTGCGATGAGCAGGGTGCCGAAGCCACGGCGAGCCGCAGCCAGCGGGGCGAGATTGACGGTTGCACGAACAAGCCGTCCGATGTTCAAACCTTTAGTCATGTTTCATTCTCCTAAATTAGACTGACCAGTTGATGGACAGCGTTTCTGTTGCTCTATTTGCCTTGATCGTGCCTTCCGCCGCAACGAAGTTCAAGATCGGGTATTCTCGCTTGATTTCACGGCGCAGAGTCATCGTGATGTCAGCCCGTTCAAACCACCGATCGTTGATCAACTCAGGGACATGAGTGGTCGGCGAAAACCCAACAAGCCCCATTCCAGCCAAATACAAATTTTCCCTATTTTGCGCCAGATACAGTGCTTCGCGCAAGCGTCCTGTGTAATTTTGACACGATGGACCATACACAGAGCAGCGAACGTCAAACTCCTCGTGGCGAATCAACGTGGCGCTGTTGGCGTTCTGCTTGTGGAACGGGTTGGCATCAGGACGCTGTTCGGTGATGCCGAAGGCAATCCAATCAACATCAACGTTCGGGATCGGAGGAGGATTCTTCTGCCACAATGGGCGAACCATTGGCCCAGTCAGGCCGGTCACACCAACGATCATCGCCTGCAGGAAGCGACGCAAAGCCTGATCATCAACAGGCCCAGTTGTCGGTGTGAGATATCCGCCAGTTGCGCTTGTGTTAGGCATTGACAGGCTCCAGCAGGCAGTTGGCCATGGTGAATCCGTTGCCGTAGTTCATGAAGTCTTCCGGAACCTCTTTCACCTGATAGCGCTTGCCGCCCCAAACGATGATGTCTGCGTAGCCGCCTGCGCTTTCAGCCGTGAGAACGCCACGGTAATATACGGTCACAATGTCGCTGAGTCGTGCGCCTTCCGGCATGCGCAGCAGCGTCTCTGTGTTCGCTCCTTGGACACACATCTTCACTGAGCTCGGAGTCTCCGTCAAAACGCCTTCGCCGTTGCCATCAACAGCTATCGAGCGGCGAATCAAGGTCACCGTGTCAAGGAAGTCTGGATCCAGCAGCAAGTCAGAAACGTCGATCCGGGCCATTATTTCTTCTCCCTCACGACATACGTAATGCTGTTGAGCAGTTGGCCAGTACGGATCAGAGGCTTCGTACCCTTTGCCCCTTTGCGTTTGCGAGCCGCTATGGTGGCAGGCTTGAGCGGGGCGAACCCTTCTCCTGCACGCAGCGTGTTCTTGACGCTGGCTTGACCAATAAGGCCAGCAGCATTGAGGCCTTTGTCGATCGCAGCGGGATCTTTGAAGCCTGCCTTGGCAGCGTTCTTCAACACACCAAGGCATTTGTCCTTCGCAGCAGCGACACCCGGCTTCAGGAATGGCCGTGGCGGGATGTTGTTTGCTGGAGAGCCGTTCTCGTGAATGTATCCAAGCTGCGCATTGCCGATCGGCCCATCGTCACGCTTGTTTTCGTCAGACGGAATGCCGATGAGAACGTGCTTAGGCCCGAAGCTCCTGACGTTCGCCAGAACAGCTTTCAGGTTGTCTTGGGTCACTCGCACGCTCATAGTTGCACGCAGCCTGTTCCGATGAGTCTGACCAGCTGAATGTATTGCTTGCCGTAGGTCGTCAGGTTCCAATGGCCTGCGCCGGACAGCATCGAACTGGCATTATCATACGACACAGCGACAGACCCAACCTTCTTTTGCTGGATCGCGCCTGTCTTGCCACCCGGCGAACCGCCAGCAGCAGAGGCTTCAACGTTGCCAGACGCCAACGTGATGTTGTGCGCCGTGAATAGCTCGACCGCTTGCGTGTACAGATTGCCGAAGCGGTCGGCAGAAATTTGGGCTTCCCCGATGCCAGACCAGAAGTCCAGCATCGTGTTGGGGAAGCGAACCGCATCCGCGAACTCCGGGAAGTCGGTGCGGAATTGGCTCTTGTCCATCACTCAGCCTGCTTGGCGGTGATGGCGTCCAGAACGCCCTTGCGATTCTTGCCTGCGACTTCACGTTCGGCCAGCGCAGCCAGATCTTCGTCGGACAGTTCAGCGGCTTCGATCGCAGCCACGACTTCCTTGACGTTGCCGTCCAGAATGTCTGCGTCATCGGCCTTTTCTTCGTCGTCCTTCAGAACGAGAATGGTCTCGTCCTTCTTGAGCGCCTCGAAGTACCAGCCCTTGGCGAACTTGGCATCGACGTTATGCACGCCCTTGCCGAAGGTTTCCTGCTCGCCGTTGTCGGTCGTCAGGGTGATCGGTTGATTGAATTGAACTTGCATGTCTTTCTCCTGTAATGGGTTGGGGCCAGCCTAAGCCAGCCCCTTTCACCGTTAGATGCCGTCGCGGTAGATGCCGGTCTCGGGATAGACCCACTCGACTTCGCCGAACGCCCAGATGTACGGAGCGTTGAACTTGATGCCGAGGTAGTACGGCGTCTCGCGGCGAATCGGAACCATCGGGAAGCGAACACGATCTTCCTGATTGGTGTAGGCCACCATACGATCGGTGGAACCAGCGCCACGCCCGGTCAGCCACTTGAGCGGCTGGATGTCCAGCTTGCGGCCATTGACCTTCAGCGAGATGCTGTTGTCTTCCAGATAGGTCAGGATCGACTTGTCGGCATTGGTGCTGACCTTGGTGCTGGCGATGTAGGCGAACTTGGCAGGCGGCAGGAGCAGCTTGTCCGGGCAAACAGCGAAACCGGAAGCGACCCAAGCTGCCTGGATCATGTCATTGACGTCGCGCAGGATCTGATCCGGGGTCTTGGTAGACCACAGAGGCGAAGAGCCGGTGCCGTCGGCAGTGACGTTGCCGGTTGCGACCAGAGCGCTATTCACGAGACCTGTGGAGCCGGTTTCGGTGTCGCCGATGTAGACCATCTCGTCCGTTGCCATCTGGTAGATGGTGTTCAGAGCGGTGAATTTGGCGGCATCGATCGGTTGGCCGAGCAGCTGGCTGCGCTCCAGTTCCACGGAGGTGTAGCTGACTTCCTGGCCGAGCAAGCGCAGCGGCAGAACAACACGTTCGCCGTTGATCGAGACGCCGGGAAGGGTCGTGGTGTTGGGGGAGATCCAGGGCTTGCCGGTCGCCTTCATGCCACCGACGGAACCGATGTTCGAACGAATGAACGAGGTCGATTCGTTCGCCATGGTGATACCGGTGCGCAGGTTGATGTCGCGGCCCCAAGAGGTGCTGTAGAGCGGCTCGTACAACTTCTTGTCGAGGTTGTCGAGTTGATTGACGTAGTACGCCAGAGTGGAGTCAAAGGTCTTCATGTTGGTTTCCCCTTACTTGATGCGGATTTCGGCAGTGCTGTCGGAGTCCTTGCCGTCGGACGCCCAAACCACACCAGTGAGTGCGACGCTGTTGGTGGTGTCGCTCGTTGCTTCGAAGTCACCGATGGCCTTGCCGGTATCAGCGACGACGCGCATGTAGACAACACCATTGCGAGCCGGGGTGCCAACAGAGCATTTCACGTTCAGATAACCCTGAACAGCGACGCCTTGCACGGCGCTGGCGTTGGGGGTCTGAGACGCAAACGTCTGAGCGGTGTCGCCAGCGATGCTGGGAGCGACGCGGGTCAGAATGCCGTAGAAGGAAGCAGCGTCGTCACCGGCTTCGATCTTCTCCAGCTTGCCGCTGGTCATCTTGACGGGAGCGCCGAAGGCCGCAGGAACCTTGGCGGAGTTGAGCAGAGCTTGCTCGACGATGGTGTCCAGCTGGCGGGTGATGTCGCCGGGAACGCCAGACGAAGCGCGATACAGAATTGCAGTCATGGTTGATCTCCTTATTTCTTGCCGTAGCGTTCGGCGTTCATTGCATTGATCTTGTCCGGCGTCATTTCACCGGATTTCATACCCGGCAAGCTGTCCAGAGACACTTGGGTATTCAGTTGCTGGCGACGGACGCCCTTGAGCATCTCGGACGAAGCGACGAAGAGCAGATCCTTGTCGGCCTGATCCATCGTCTTGCCAGCGAGCAGGATGTCGATGACAGCCTTGCCTTCTTCGGTGCCATAGGCAGCGTCGAGAGCCTTGACTTTCACGTCGGCAGTCTTGGCGATGCCCGGTGCGAGGATTTCAGCGCGAGCAATGGTCTCGGCATCCTTGCACATATCCATGCCTTCGCCTTCTCCGCCCATAGCGGCGTGCTCTTTTTCTTCCAGACCAAGCAACTTGGCCAGAGCAGCTTCGATGACGGACAGACGCTTGGCAACAGGGTCTTCCTCGCCACCGCCTTCGCCGGGGAGTTGGTCGCCTTCGGCAGCAGGCTCGCCACCAGCGGCAGGAGCAGTTTTACCTGCCTTCAGGGTCGCAATCTCAGCTTCGAGAGCGGCAATTCGTTCATCGGCGCTGGGCTGGGAACCAGCACCTTGGTCGCCGGCAGGGGCTTCTTCCAGCGCGGCTTCGTCCAGCGCCTTGCTGAAAAGCCCCATGAGCTTGTCTTTCAATTTCATGGGTTTCTCCTTTGGTGCGTGATCGAAAATGGCACACTCTGAGCCGCACCGCCCAGCCGCCACAAGTGCAACGTGATTGCCAATTATGCCTTCTTGCCGACCACGACCGGGGCCATCTTCAACATACTCAGCCTCATAACCGCACGACACTTCGCGCATGGTCTTGGACTTGATGGCGGAAATGGCTTCACGATCGGTGATCAACAGATCTGCCAACAGCTTGTCGGCGTCTTCGCCTTCGCCGGGTCGAACATTTTGTACGACACCAACGGCCAACTCACGCCAGTTGTCTGGAGTGACGAAGTCGTCGGGGTGATTGATGGTGACCGGCTTCCCTTCAAAACTGGCAATCGTTGCCGGATCGTGGATGTCTTCGACGGTGCGAGAAATGATTACATGGCCAGACCCTCCAGACTTGATCGGCGTTTCGCCGGGAGCATAAAGCAGATCGCCTGCCCGAGTGATGGCGACAGCTTCGCAAACCAAGAAACCTTCAGGGGTCTCACTGATTCGCTCAGACAGCTTTGCAACAGAATAGAACTTGGCCATGGTCACTCGGATTATAATCGCGCCATTGTATTATGCTCTGAATTTGAATGTCAGGCAACAATCTACTCGGAACCGGGGATGATCGGCTCTGCATAGCATCGACAATTCGGAAATTCTCCAGGGTTTCCGGTCATTCCGTCCTCCAATGTCGGAGGTTGATCGAAGCGTTGGACTGAACCGTCCATCTTGGCATGGCTTTCCCGCACATCACCGTCTTCAGCCGTGCGCCAGATGTAGTGTGTCGCTCCTACATATTCGGCTCTGGCCTGTGTGATGGCCGCGTTCGCCTTTGCGATCTCGGTTCGTGCGATCAGCATCGCCCTGCTCTCGGTCACCACTTCTGTACGAAGCAACTCGGCTGCGATCTCGTCAGCCCGACGACCTCCGATGGCCGCTTCCTGAGCCAGCTTTTGCGCTCGCAGACCAGCTTCCAACGGCAAACTCTTGATGAGCTCGACTTGCCGGCTGTGGAGCAGCTGGGCAACACCGCCAATCGCAGTTTCCTGCATCATGCTCTTCATCGCCGCGCCAACCTTGGTGCTTGCCCCTTCCCACGCTCGCTTGTTGGTCGCTGAGACGCTTTTCAGCATCTGTTCAACGACCCGGCTGGCCCAAGGCCCGAGAGAGTCGCTGTAGGCCTTCAATGCCTCAGCCAACTTGCGATTGTCGCGGATCTTTGCGCCGTCCAGATGTTGCTCGACGATGCCGCCAACGACCCGAGCAACCTTGCGCAGATCGGAGGCGAACTTTTTCTCAGCGGCCTTGGTCGTTGAAAACTTGCCCATCACTGGATTCCTTTCACGACTTGTTGATCCACGCCTTGATGCGATCCATCATCGACGAAGGTTGGTCTTCAGCCGTTGGAATCGGCTGGCTTTCCACAGGAGCGGGAGGTGGCGTGTTTTCCGCTTCGGTGATCTGCTCTTCGCTGATGTTGCTGAACACGCCGGTGTATTCGGCAGACTGCTTGAGCTCCTTCAGCGCGGTTGGTTGGTCGATGATGCCCTTCTCGAAGGCAACGGCAACTGTGTCGGCAACCACCTTGGCAATGTCGCCCTTTTCCTTCTGGGAGGTCTGCCAAAGCGACACGAAGTCGAAGTCGAAGTTCTCAGGCGGCAGTTCGCCAAACTTGGATTGGTGCAGGACACGCAACACCCGCATCATGCCTTCCCGCAGTCGGCTTTCCTGTTGAGCCTTGATGTTGTCGTAGTACATGCGCAGATCTGATTCGCCGGTCGAGTTGAGACCAGACGGAGACTGACCAAACAATCGCACCAACGGGATTCCGGAAGCGCCTGCAATCTGCTGGCCGAACTGCAACACCATGTCGCTCAGACCGCTGAAAGTGTAGCTGTGAGCGGCGAACGTGTCTTCCTTGTCGAGCAGGGTCAGACCTTCATTGGTCTGCAGCATTCGCATGTGGTGGAACATCGTGAGCAGATTTTCCTCAGCCTTGCCGCCTGCAGCGAGAACCTCACGCAGCTTGTCGATCTGGACAGTCCGCAAGTGAGCCTTCTGAATCAGGTTGGCAGCGCCAGATGTCGCCGTGTCGAACGAGACAAGCCGATCATGCAGCCGCTCAATGACCGATTCACCCCAGTGTTGTTCGACAATCGCCTGCCAAACAGGCAGCTGAATGCCAATCTGGCGGATCACCCGGCTGTGGTGGATGCGCATGCCGCTGACCTTGCCACTATTCGGATCGCTCACCACGGTGTAGTAGGCTGGGAGGCCGGAGTCCATCCCTTCCTGAATCATGTTATTCAGGTCAGGCTGCAAGCCCCAACGGTCATAGACCTTCAGCCCCTTGAACTGATCCTTGCAGACCGTCTTGATGTCCAGAGGCGTTTCCATCTTCTGGCCGTCGATGATGATCACAGCGAGAGAGCCGCCGTACAGACGACCCCACTTGATCGTCTCCAGCAGAGCACCCCAAATGCCTAGGCGGGTCATGGAAGCCTGCATCTGTTGGATCTTGTCCGGGTCGTCCTCGCCCTTGATCGTGATGCCTGCACGAGTCATGTCTTCGGCGACACAATCGACAACAGCGCCAACGATCCAGCTGCCACGGTACATCGCCTCCAGCTGCATGCGGTTCTTCGTCAGCATGTTGAAGATGTACGTTCCTTGGCTGAGGACATTGTCCGCCCCCATGCCCATTCGCGCTGTCAGATTGGCGAATCCGTCCTTGGTTCCGACGGTCGCCTTGTCGCGTGCGGCCTGACGCCGTTGCTTTGCGTTGCTCATATCATTTTCTCCCAAAGGGATGCTGTGTTGTTGGTGGCAAGCATATCGTTGATCGCGTCGATCATCGGATCCACTTGGTCGTCGTGCAGATGGCTGTCGTCTGCGGTAAAGGCTTCACACTCTTGGATGAAGTCGTTGGTGAATGGGGCGTCTTCCGGAATCATAACGTATCCCGACTCAATGTAGCCGAGAACATCCATCACACGAGTGTATTTGTCCTTGTTGCGCTCAACGCCTTCAATCGGGATTTGACCCTTGGTCTTGATCGACTGGATGAGGCCGGTTCCGGACGACTTGTCCTCGACCTTCATCTTGCGCAGACCGCCGAAGATCACGCTGTCCATGCCGTTGTGCTTGCTCCAGAAGGCAATCGCACGCCGCTCTAGCTCTGGCGCTTCCCATTTGCCTCGGATCAGGTCGATCAGGTAGAGCTTGTTGTCTTCGCCCTTGCCCCAACATTCGAACACGCTGAAGTCGTTGCGTTCAGCCGTCTTCTGGGCTGTATCGGCATAGATGATTCGTTGCTTGATGATTGGCAGCTGCTTGTAGCGCCCGAAGTGTTCGCCCTTGATGATCTCACCGCCGACGATCTGCGGGTTCTGCTGGTAGAGCGCCTCCCAATTGACTGCGGCCATCACGGCCTTGCGCTGCAGCAGGAAGTCCAACGACTTGTGCTCAGGGAAAAGCGGCTCGCCAGCCTTCCGATGCTTCTCGTCCTTGGTCGCAATGGCCGGGTAGGAGACCACACGCACCTCGTCACCGAGATGACCGATCATCTTTCCAAGAGGGTCTGACACATGCCAACGTGTCATGATCAGCAACAGGCCTGCGCTTTCAGAAAAGCGAGTCATCATGTCGTCTGTAAACCACTCCCAGACTTTCTCGCGAATCGTTTCAGATCCTGCCTCCTCACGACCTTTGATCGGGTCATCAACTACAGACAGATCAAGAGACTCACCTGTGATCGCCCCTCCGACTGTTGTGTTTCGGAAAAAGCCAACGTCACCGACAAACTCAACAAGTTCCCTGTTGCGGGTCGCGCCAAACGTCTCTGGAGAGCCAACAGTGCTGATCTTCGTTTCAGGGAAGACCATTTTGTATCGGTCAGAATCGAGCGTCCTTTGCAGCATCAAGTTTGCCCGAACGCCAAGACGACCGCTGAATGACGAATAGATCGTCTTCAAGCTTGGATCTTTCCCAGACAACCAAGTGATGAAATCAACGATCGCAACCGACTTGCCGTGTTGAGGAGGCGTGCAGACGGCCATCTTCGGGCGCTTGCCTGCAACCAGGTCTTCGTAAAACTTCTGAAGTTCATCGCACAACGCCTTGACGAACCAACCTGTCTTCAACTTCTTGCCGTGGATGAACTTTCTGTATGCGTAGAAGCTGCTTCTGGCCTCTTCAATCATCGCCATTTGGATCAGGTCAGCCGTCGAAAGGTCTCTGGCGCTCATGCGTAATTCCAATGGAATCCAAATGCCGCGTATTTCGAAGGGTCGCGCAACGCTTCGCTCAAGCTTCCGCCATGCGCCTTCTCGTGTCCGATCGAGCGAAGCCAGTCTCCAGCTGCTGATCTCGTTTCAAACTCCTGTCCTGTCTCGACACAAACGATCTTGCGAGCCTTGCCGCTGTTCGCGCCAGAGACCTTTGGGCCGTGGTCCTTCATCGCCTCTTCGAAATTCCTCCGGCCTTCAGCAGTGTTCATTGGATTCGAGCACTTCATCTTGTCGGAAGAGGCCTGAGCCATTCGGCGCTTCAGCCAGCCATACAATTTGTTGCTTCGGCGTGTCTTCGCGTTCTTGAACACCATCGCCTGAGCAGCATAGGCTAACTTGTGATTGCCAGGATGCATCTTCACCAGCAGTTGATGCGCTAGGAAATGTTCTTCGGCAGTCAGCACCACAAGGTTGTCTTTCGAGTTGCTTCCGCCTAGGCATCGCGGAACGACATGGTGTTTCTCGGAATAACCGGCGACATCACCACGGCTCCTGGCCTTCTGCATCAGCTTTTCGTAAACAGCCTTGTAGTCCATGTCAATCCTTCAGGAACTCCGTCGGAAGGCCACGCGCCTCCAACTCTGCTTTGAGCTCTGCAGGAGACAAGTTGCGCTTGGTGACAGTGACGTTCTGTTGCAACGGGGCTTCAGGGTCACCGGACACTTGGTTCTTGT